TTCAACAATGCAATCTAAAATGATTATTGAAAAAGATCCTGCGTATTGGTTGAAAGAAAAATGTATTCGTGGTGATAGGAAAGATGGTATCCCAAATATTTTTTTTTTTTTTTATCATTTCGTAAAGACTCCTGAGATCAGACAAAAATCTGTAACCGCTGGTTTCTTATCTGAAATTATGAATCGTCCTGTAGAATCTAAACTTAGTAAGCAAGAATTAGGTCGATATAAACAAAACGAAATTCTTATAAGTTTTGAAAAGATACCTGATAATATTCGCAACAAAATTATTGATAAATACAATAACACAGAAACATTCAATAAACAATCTCTAATATTTGACTATCTAACCGAAAAAGGTATGATTGGTTTAGTAGATTGTATATCTGACTTTTAACATAATGGAAAATTATAATGACTAGACCACTATCAATACCTGAAATCTTTGCTCAACTTGAAGCTACTAGCGGAAAGAATGATAAGATTGCAATTCTTAAAGAACATAAAGACAATGATATATTTAGACTCGTTGTTGAGAAAGCTCTTGATCCTTTCAATGTTTACTACATGAAACAAATCCCAGAACATAACATTACTAATAACTCTGTTGTTAAACTTGATCGTGTAGTACAACAATTAGATAGATTATCTTCACGACAAAAAACAGGTAATGATGCTAAATTATTTGTACAGCAAATTCTTAGTCAACTAAGTGAAGCTGATGGTGATATCGTTCAACGTGTACTTCAACTGTAAACACAGCCTGGGGTAAAGGATCTATTCCAACTTTTGATGTAATGCTTTGTTCTAAATATACAGAAAAGAATATTGCTAAGTTAACATGGCCTACATGCGTACAAGAAAAAATGGATGGTATGCGTGTTATATTTAAAGTAACTCAAAGTGGTGTTGATGTATTATCTCGCTCTGGTAAAGATCTTGGACTAAGTGATTTATTCCGTACAGAATTATTTCATCTAGCATATGCTGATAACTTAAACGATACAAAAGCATATGTTTTTGATGGTGAGTTAATGGTTAAAGAAAAGAATGGTTCTTACATGGCTCGTAAAAAAGCTAATGGTATTCTTAACAAAGCTATTAAAGGTACATGCACAGAAGAAGAGAAGCAAGATATCTATGCTGTTGTTTGGGATGTATTACCAACATCAGCATTTGAACTTGGAGAGTATGATGTAAGTTATTCTCAACGTTATGCTTATCTATATAAACGTTTTAATTCTCTAACTAACTTTAAAGATGAAAGACGTATGGAATTACTCCCATCTACAATGTGTAATAACATTGATGAAGTGTTAGGTGTATATAATAAATTCATTGCTGGCGGTAGTGAAGGTGTTATTGTAAAAGATATGTCTTCGGGATGGAAAAACAAGCGCGTATCTCATCACATCAAAATGAAAATCGAAGAATCGGCTGACCTTGAAATTAAAGAAGTAGTAGGGGGAGAAGGAAAGTATTCTGGTATGCTTGGAAATTTTATCGTAGAATCAAAGTGTGGCAAATTAAGAGTAAGTGTAGGTTCAGGCTTCTCAGACGCGCAGCGAGTAGAATACTTTACAGAAGACATGGTTGGTAAAATTGTAGAAGTAAAATATAATGAAATTATTAGTTCTAAAAAAGCTGATGTTAAATCATTATTCCTACCTATATTTCTTCATATCCGTAACGATAAAAAGAACGCTGACACTCTAGCTAAGTTAGAGAAGTAATACAAAAGACCCTACAATCTGTGGGGTCTTTCTATTTCAGTACCTCGTAAATAAAGCTTGACATGATATAGAAACCATGTGATAATAGGTCTTAATTAATGAGGATAGATAAATGAGAAAATTATCATTAGATGAAAAGATTTCAATCAAGGGTAAGCTTGATAGAAAACTCAATTTTTCATTAGCCAAACTTAATATGGTTGATGCATTATATTGGTGGAGTTATTGTTATGGCTATTTTCCCATTGGAGATTGGTGTAAAATCCCAAATAAAGTGAGAAAAGCTTGACACGATACTAAAATAATGTGATAATAGGTCTTAATTGAGAGGAGAGACGAAATGAGTTATTTAAGCGGTAATGAATTAAAGAAAGAAATTCGTGGTGCTGTTCCTGAGTTGGGACATAAAGATTTATCAGTTCGTTATAGTGGTTCATATCAAGTTGATGTGAAAAAAGTAGTTCCATTATCTAAAGTAGAAGCTGTAGCGAAAAAACAAGAAAGTTACTCTCGTTGTGAAGCTTCTGGAGAAATCTTATCAGGTGGTAACACTTTCGTATTTGTAAACTACTGTCGGTGGAATCGAAGTAAAGATGAACCGTATGAAGTAGATGTTCCTCAAGAATATATTGATGCTGTTGAAAATAAAGTTAAAGAATTAGATAGTGGGTGTTGGGTTACTGATAATTGGCAATCTCGCGGTCATCACTTACCACAACTTGTTAAAAAAGCTAATGATGAATTGTTTGAAGAATATACTGATAGTGATGTTAGTTCGGTAATCGGATTAGTCGCTAACAAAAGTGAATTAGTTGATAGTTGGTTACGTAATGGGCCAGCGGGGGAATAGATATGTTAACCCTTTATGGTAATGCAATAAACAATGGAGGCACATTTACTGAGTTGCATAATGTTACTCAAGTGTCTCTTAATCACTACATACATAATGATAATGAGTTCGTGTTGTTTCCCAAGTCTGGAAATGTTAAACGCTGGAATGGTAAGCGAACCACTTCACTGTATTTTAATAATGCGGGCATTCGACACGCCAAAGGAGAATAGTTTTGAAAGTAAATTTAATGTTATTGTTATCGTTGGTTATGTTAAGCGGTTGTTCGCCACAACCTGACGGTAAACCGTGGGTTGTTCAAGAACGATGTATCAAAGGTGTTGTGTATTATTTGAGTGGTTATCAGTTAGCACCGGCATATAAAGTAGGCGGTTCACTTTACCTGTGTGATCTATAATGCGTAATAAACTCTATTATAAAATCGCGGTGAAAGGTAAATACATCGAATTTCACTTATCTGCTGATAGGGAAGAAGCTGTTAATCTTGAATCTATGAGTAGACGAATACGATTAGACCATGAAGATATAGAAATTATTTATGAACGGTGGCATGAAGAAATTAAACTATACGAAATGATATCGGTGAGATAATGAAAAGTACAATACCAGCATCAGGTTTTATTGTTACTGTATATGCTAATGTAGATAATACAAACCTAACTGATTTCGCGTTTCGAGCTTTTATTAGAAACTCCATTCATGCTATTGATGAAGTTGTAGCATATAAAGCTGCGGAGGAGAAACGAAAAAATGGAGAGGAATAAAATGAATGAATGTTACTCCTGTGAACACAAGCGTAACGTTCCTGGTGATGCTCATATTCAATGTGTAAAACCTGATATGGGAATGAGTGGTAATCCTCATGGCATTGCTAACGGTTGGTTTTTGTATCCGTGGGTTTTTGATCCATGTTGGAAAGAAAAAGATTGCAATAATTATGAAGAAAAGAAACAATGACTGAACAATGTGATTTTTGTTGCGGTGATGGTTGGACGCTTGAAGCTGAATGCTGTGACCATCCAGAAGGAAATGAATGTTGTGGTAACCCTATTGAAGTACAAGAAAAATGTCCTCACTGTGATGGATGGGGTACGATTGAAGTAGAGTATGAAGAATAGAGATCTTCTAAAAGATAAATAGTAATAACAATCGTAGAAGGTGCGGAAACACCTTAAACGATCTAATCAATACTATTAATCTTTGGGGATTAACAATGTCAACTAGTTATATTTATACATCAAATAGAACAGCTTCAAAAGAAGCAAGATTTACAAACTTTTTAGATAAATCATATAATACTCATGGTACGAAATATGATTACTCAAATGTTATATATAATAATGCATCAGATTCTATAGAAATTATCTGTCCTGAACATGGGTCATTCTTTCAAAAACCATTAAGACATCTTCAAGGTAGAGGTTGTCGTAAATGTGGTGGTAGTTATAAAAAGACTACACAAGAATTTATTAAAGATTCAATTAAAATACATAATAGTAAATATAGTTATTCCAATACAGTATATAAAGGTGCTAAAGACAAAGTAGAAATAATTTGTAAGGAACATGGGTCTTTTTATCAAGAACCAACTAATCACTTACAAGGTCAAGGATGTAGTGAATGTGGATTTTCTAGATCTAGGATGGGGTATTATGTATCAAGTGATGACTCTACTGCTAATGATATTTGGTATATGTATATTATAAAAATTATTGGATTTGATGAAGAATTTTATAAAATAGGTATTACAAATAATTACGAAAGAAGACATAAAGATATTTACTATAATAGTGGAATGATGTATACTGTTGATTATATAGATACGGTATTGATAGACACACATCGTAATTGTTTTCTCCTAGAACAAAAACTATTGAAAAAGAAAAGAGATAAAGGTTTATTATATACACCTAAAATAAAATTTGGTGGACAATCAGAGTGTTATAAATTATGAAATTATATGAAGAATTAAAAGAATTGGTTAAAAATGATGAAGCATTTTATATATCTAATCAGATTGACACTGATGGAACTCATTATGAGATCTTTCTATACAGATTAGCAAGCTATACTTCTTTTTTACAACCTAGTGCGTTGGAATCTCGTGGGATTATGTTTTTAGACGGTGTTTGTGTATCTAGAACTCCTGAGAAATTTTTTAATCTAGGGGAATGTTCTCAGTGGCCAGAACATAAGAATACTATATGGGAAGATTATATCCATTGTGCTGTGAAAGAAGATGGAAGTTTAATATCTACTTGGATTGATAAATCAAATAGCCTGCGTTGTAAAACTAAAGGTTCATTACATTCTGAACAAGCTGTCATGGCTGAGGAGTATCTGGAAAATAATTCAGAGTTATACGCTTGTCTTGACTTTTTTACTCATAATGGATATACTGTTAACTTAGAAATTGTATCTCCTGATAATCGTATTGTTATAGCTTATCCTGAGACAAAACTTGTAGTATTGAATATACGCGAAACTGAGACAGGTGAATATTTATCTTTATTTGGTGCTATGGCATTAGACCGTGGAATTAAAAAATATTGGGTAGAATATGTAACTGATATTAATATGCATGACGTACCTTCTATGAATGGTGCTAATGGTGAAGTTATTGAAGGTTTTGTTTATGAACATCCTGATACTGGCCATAAGGTAAAATGTAAAACTGATCGTTATGTAGAAATTCATCATGCTAAAGATGATGTGAATAATCCTAAACGTTTAATGTTATGTGTCCTTGAAGAAGGTTCTGATGACCTACGTTCTTTATTTGATAATGATGAACTAACAATTAAGTATATTGATGACTTTGAAAAAATGGTCTTTGATGAATATAATTATATGGTTTCTATTGTAGAAATGTATTATAAGCATAATAAAGATCTTATACAAAAAGATTACGCGATTAAAGCTCAAGATAAAGCTAATCATATATCTAAGTTCTTTTCTTTAGCTATGTCAATGTATAGTGGTAAAGAAGTTAAGTATAAAGAGTTTATGGTTAAGAATCGTAAATCCATATTTCCTGAAATTAAGTGGAGTATTCAGTAATGATTGAAGAAATTATATTGGTAATATTACTTGGTTATAGCCCTGGTAGTGCTAATGGTGTGAAATTTAATACTTTAGAATACAAACATGCATCAATGGAAGTTTGTATTAAAGAGAAAGAAAAAATTAATAAAGAATTCCTACATAAATTTCATAATAAAGCTTTTTGTACAACAAGGTTGAAATAATGAGTATTAAATCATTCGAAGATATTTTAGATCAGGTTGAATCTAGAAATATTAATGTCTCTGATGATGACCTTATTATACTTATTGAATTTTGGAATTCTGCGATAGAAACATGCTCTACCATAGCTCATGATTGTACAGAACTTCAAATCGCGTCTGAATGTAATGGATATCAAGTGGAGATTAATGAATAATGAAAAAATATTTTGTATCTATTAATCTAATTGAAAAATATACTTTAGATATAGAAGCTGATAGTGAAGAAGAAGCTATTGAAAAAGCAAATCAATTACTTGAAGTAGATAAAGATAAATATCACGATGATTCTGACGCGGAAGAAACCGCTTACGAAGTTTAAAAGGAAAATATTATGTTTGGATTTTTTGAAGATGCTGTAGTGAATGTATTAGATATTGGTAGTGATTTACTAGAAGGTGAATTACCATCTAAGCGACAACTTGCTAAACTTGTTGATGCTGGAATGTCTATCTATGCAATCAGTGAAATTACAGGTATTGCTACGGATGTATTGGAAAACATGGCAGAGGATTAATGAGACATTTAATTTATTTTATTTTTACTACTATGTGGATAGCTGGCATTGTTATAGCTAAAGGTTTTTGGAGTACACTATTTTCTCTTATACCTTTGTGGGCTTATTACTTAGTTATTGAACGTGCTTTACAGATGTTTGGCGTTGTATGATTGATCTTATTTTAACTAATATTATTGGGTTTATTGTTATTTATAGTATGACATGTTTCTATGAATGGGAAATAATCCCTATAACACATATGAAAACATGGAAAAGAGATGGTAGATTAGTTTTTATTGTATTTGTAATAATATTCTCGTTGTTGAGTTTACTTCCGTGGTCAACCTTAAATGAATCGTTTGGATATTAAAAATGGATAAAGATGATACGGAATATTGGAAGAGTGGTCATGTTAAGCCACCAAAACATATAGTATGTGCTGCTAATCGTTTTGGTGAAGTTATTATATGTGGTGCTCGTCATTGGGATCAGCGTATGAGACAGCAAGCAGAATATATGGGTGGTATAAAACATCTACGTTCTATTGGAAAAGAAGAACAGGGTTTCATTGATCAATTTGGTGATTGGCATACTCGTGAAGAAGCTATGAAAATAGTTATGTCAAATGGCCAGAGGTTCGACAAGAAACGTAACGGTGGTGGAATGAGTGGATTATTTAGTGAAGGATTATATTGATGAGAATTCAAAAGAAACTAACTCAACATAGACGTGACTTCCAAGCAATTTATATTTGTGACCACTGTGGAAATACAGAAGAGACTTATGGGTATGATGATGCTAACTTTCATGAGAATGTGATTCCTAATATGAAATGTAAAATCTGCGGAAAGAAAGCTGGCGAAAGCTACGAACCTCAAGAAACAAAATATCCCGAAGGTTATCAAGTATAAATGATTGCGTTATTTATTGACCCCAATTATGTTCCTGAACCAAAAATGGACATGTGTAAATGTTCTAATTGTGGATGGTCTGGTAAAGTATCAGATTGTGAAACGGAAATGGAAAGTGATGGGTGGGAATATCCTGAGTATGAAATAGTAATTTGTCCCAAGTGTGATGATGGGTGCGTTGATGATTTTTGGTATTCTGATATAGAATTACAAAAAGAAGAAATTAAGAAGTGGGATAAATACACACAACTAGAGACATAATATGAATAAAGACAATGTAAGAAAATATATTAGTGATATTCAAATCGCTATGGGTAAAATCCTCCAAGAGATTGATGGTTTAGAAAAAGTAGCTAAACCACTCTCATCCAATCAACCATCTAATAGCTTAGAAGCTAGTATCCCCGAAGAAGAACGTGATACCATTAGTGATATTTTAAAAAATACTACACCTAAAGTAGAAGAAGTTGAATTATCAGAAGATGATATGATGAAACAAATCGCTATTGATTGTGGTATTGAAAATTTCGTTGGTGGTAATATAACTGATCTACAAGAAGCCTCACTTGAGAAATTAGAAGATAATAAATAGTAATAAGAAAATAACAATTTAATAAAGGTAAAAATGAAAATGGTAGATTATGTAGCAATAAAATTTGTAACAGGACAAGATATTGTAGCTGAGTTAGTATCACGAAATGATGACGATACTATATCAATTAAACGTGCTGTACATGTTATTCCTGATCAAAGAGACCCTGATGGTAAACAAATGAACTTAGTTCCTTTTACACCATTTATTGATTATGAAACTGAGCAAGTATTTAATAATAAAGATGTTATGTCTATTAGTAAACCATATGATGCAATCATTGATATGATGACTAAGAACTTCTCTTCTATTATTCAACAATCCTCACAGGCTTCTAACGTATCGAAATTGATTTTATAGAATGTATGTAGCTCCTATGGGGATAGACCCCAATATCATTATATATGACCCATTAGGTGAAGAAATTAATAAACTATCTGGTTTTTATTTTAATCAAAGAACAGGTTATTATGAAATCTGGTGGACATACGATCCTTACTCAAAAGAAGATGATACATTCTTAATGGCAACAACAAAATATGAAAATGATATTGATAATCTTCTTTTAGAAGCAATATCATTTTGGTCAGGAAGACAAGATCATATATTAAAATATGTAACTAAACATTAAAAATATCTTGACTTACTACTTGTAAGTTGATATAATAATAAATTACATCCGTGTAATTTTAATTTTAACTAAGAAGGTAATATTATGAAAAGCAAAACTGTAGCGCAAGCTATCGCAAGATCCCTCAACACCCGCAAGCGCGGTATCACAGCAAAAGAACTTCAACGTGTAACTGGCTGTCATCCTAAAACTATCCGTAACAACTTAGGTTTAATGATTAATGAAGGTACTGTATCATGGGAAGAATATCTTCGTACATGTAAAGTATCAGGTAATACAGTAACAGCTTACACAACTATGTAAATAATTTTATAGACGCTATTTAGGTACTAAGTCCATTGTCGCATTTTCATCAGGCTACCGTTTAGCGTCTATTCTTATTTAATAAGGATAGAACATGTCAGAAGAACAAACATCAGGATTAATTTTACCTGCTGATCCAGAAGAAAGACAAAAAATTAAGATGGGTATTAAAGAGATCTGTAACTCTAAGTCTCGTATCCAATCTGAGAAAGATAACATTAAATCTATAGTTGAAGATTTATCAAAAGAACATCAGTTACCAAAACCTGCCATTAATAAAATTGCTGCTTGGTACTATAAACAAGACCTTTTAGCTAGTGTAGGTCAAGTAGAAGATGCTCAAGATTTATATGAAACTATCTTTGGTGTTGAAGAAGAAGGACAAGAATAATATGCGTGGAAGTAAAGCAAGAAATATTCGTAAAGCGGTAAAAGAATTATTTAACCTCGATGCTAAACAAGCAATATATAATGAGTGGTCTCCACCAGAATTTGCTAAATTACCACAAGGTTTTATTAAAGTAGTAAAAGGTGTACCATGTGAATTAATTAAAACATGTGGTAGATATAAGTACAAAGAATTAAAAGCAATGTATGGCTAATTAGTTCTAAATTAATAACACAACTCACCCCCTCCTATAAAGCTGACTGTTTCGCAGAAGGTTTATCTTGACGCAATCCTAGCGTCCATATATGGGGTACATTTTGTACCCCAATTCTTTTATAATATCTTGACATCATTGAAATCATATTATATAATGTATAAAATAACAAATTTTAAGGTATTATAATGGATGCATATGTAACATTAGCTATTATGTCATTAATTGGTTTAATTTATATGAGATTGAGAGGAGATATTAAATTATTTCCTCATGAATATGTCACATATAGTTATCCTAACAAATACATAACTATCGTTAATATGAATGATAAAAGAAATACACGACATCATTGGGATAGTCGTGATGATTCTTGCATGACAACTGCAAATAGTGGATCATTGGAAAATTAAGATGAATGGAGAAGTTATAGATGTAGATACTTTATGTAACCTCGATAGAGAAGCTGTTGAAGAATGGTTTGTATCTCATTCATGTTACGATGAAGATCCTCAACTTACGTTAGTACAAGAAGATGAATATGAACTTGTAATGAGTTGTTCTTGTGGAATGTCTGCAAGTGTTTGGCATACAGGACATAATGATAATTGGAAAAAATATGAAGTCTAAGAAAGTAGTAAAAGAAATAACATACCTCGAACTTGATAAAGATGAAGTTGAGTGGTTGAAAGGTATGATGCAAAACTCTTCTGAGGGTTTAAATGAAACTCCTAGTGATGAATCAATGCGTCAAGCATTTTGGAAAGCATTAGGTGGAACAGTATATAGAAATAATGGAGATGAGTAAAATGAAACGATTTAAAGGATTTTTATCAAACATGCTAAACAATATTAAATATAGTATTGGTTTAGTGTTAGGTGTATTATACATGTTGTATGATATGTTCCTTATGAAGACAAATATCGCTGGCTCTGCTGCGGTGATGCAATTAGAAGACAGTGATGTATCATATGCTACTGGTATGAATTTAGCTACTAGTGGAGTTACCTCATGGGTATTTGCTGTTGCTTTCGTAGTAAGTGTATATTGTTTTATAAAATTATTTTTAACAACAAAAGAGAAGGTGTGAGAAATGAAGATTAAATATATTATGGGTATTGTAGTAACTTCTTTGGTTATGTCAGGTTGTATCGGGCCAGCTAAAGTTGATAAGTTTGAAGAAATCGCTCCAAATGAAACAGCGTTTGTAATTCCATTGGAAGGTGCTAGTAAAAAGAATCAAGGTAAATTTGATTCTGTTGCATATTTACAAGAAAAGAAAGTAGCAGCAAAACGTATTTATAAACCACAACGTCAAGTTGATACAGGACGTATGTGGTGGGAATATAAATACATTCCAACAGTTAAAATTATCCGCGTAGATCGTGCTCCTGTTACATTCGTATGGGAAGGTAAACGTGGTGCTAAAGGTATTAAAAAAGGAACTGAGGGTGTTGCTGTAGAATCTCGTGACTCAATTGGTTTTAATGTTGGTATTAACATCTCAGCATTTATTACTGAAAAAGATACCGCTAGGTTCTTATACTTCTACCCATCAGGTGATTTAGAAAAGGTATTAGGAAAGATTGTAAAATCTAAATCTACTGAAATTCTATCGCGTGAATTTGCGAAGTATGACTTAGAAGGTTCACAAGCAAAATTCAATAAAAAAGGTAAACTTATTGTTAAAGCTATTGATGGAGCACGTCAACGTAAAGGTGAGATTGTTGACTTAGCAAGTAAAGAGTTGAAACGCTTCTTTTCTGAAACAGGTGTAACTATTAGTACCTTTGGTTTGATTGGTGGTCTATCTTATGATGATAAAGACATTCAAGAAGCTATTAATGATAACTTTAAATCAGAGTTAGAAATTAAAAACAAAGCTAATGAACGTCTGGCACAAGATGAAGTCAACAAGAATAACATTGGGATTGCAACTGCTGATAAATTGGCGGCGTTTGAGTTTGCTAAAGCAGCTCAAGCACGTAAGAAGCAAGTTAGTCTTGAAATTGAAAAGATGTTAGCTGAAGCTAAGTTAATCGCTGCTAAGAATTGGGATGGTAAACTTCCTGCTAATATCATGCCAGAAGGTTCAAACATGATTTTAGATTTAAGTAACAACACTAAGTAATATAATTAATAGCTAGGGGAAACTCTAGCTATTTTTATTATAAGGATAATATTATGAAAGTAAGTAAAAATAGTTGGCATTATAATTTATACAGAATGGGGAATGCTGGCCCATTTCGATATAGAGATAATTGGTATGTGAATAAACCTAAAGATTTATGTCAATATATTAGAAATATCTTCGTGGGATTTGGTTCTACATTCATTTTAATTATCGGTGGATTTATTTTATCATTATTTATTTTAGACCTTCCAATTTCAATTGTATTGTATTTTATCACTGATAATGGTTGGATAGACTTTCTTTCTGAACCAACTAGAATAATTGGATCTATAATATACGGATTTTTATCATTAGGTATTATACTTTATTATGGTGTAGAATTATATGGAAAATTCAATGAAAAAATTCCAGATAATGTTAAAGTAAAAATTAAAGATTATAAAAATAAAGTTAAAGATTCTGTAGAAGAATCTGAAACTATTAATTTAGTTAAGGAAGGTTATAAATCATTTAAAGATAAAACATGTGTCTTTATAGAAGTGAAGGATTAAAAATGAAAACAGTAAAAGTTAAGAAAGAAGAATTATTAGAAGAATTAAGATCAAATCTTGAAACTCATAAATCAGAATATGAAGAAATGGTTGAAAAATATTATGATGCCATTGGGGTAGAAGCAAATAAGGTTATCCTACAAGTAATGGATAAACGAGATATTGATTTATATCCACTAAAAAATGTATCTGTACCTGAACTTCATGAGTCTAGTTATAATCGAGCTATCAAAATGGCTGAGATGTCAGTAGACGATGTTATTGAAATGGAAGAAAAAGAATTCAATCAATTGGTTATGGATGAATGGTCGTGGTCACATATGTTCAACAATACTAAATCAGCATACGGTTTATAATATTAATAATGAGTTTGATAGCTGATCAGAAAAATATATGTAGAAGTTTAGAAAATTTATCTGAGAAGGTAAAAGATCAACAACATATTTACTTTCATATGATTAAAGGTATGGTTGAATTACATCAGAAATACCGTATCGAAAAACAATATACAATATCAGATGAGATTAGAGCGTTGTTGAATGAAATAGGGATTGTTATAATACAAGGAACTTCTGGATATAAGTATGAAGACATTCCAAAATCTTTGAAGGGAAGACAGTCACAAGACACATGGAAATTTAATAATGATTAAACAAGTAATCGTTGTAAGAAAAAATCTTGGTATGCGTAAAGGGAAGATAGCAGCTCAAGTAGCTCATGCTTCTATGGGAGTCATCCTAACACACGATACATCTTTTGTAACTCATGTTGATGGTAAGATAAAATTAACGCTTGATATAACTCCTGATATGCGTGATTGGTTAGATGATGCTTTTACTAAAATTGTTCTTTATGTAAACACTAACGAAGAGTTTTATGAACTCATGGAAACTCTTGACAATCAAGATGAGATTCCGTATTATAAAATCACGGACAATGGAGCTACTGAATTTAAAGGTGTTAAAACTGATACTTGTGTAGCCATAGGGCCAGCACAAGATTGGAAGATTGACGCTATTACAGGTTGTTTTAAATTATTATGAAAACTGATAAAGAACTTATATACGATAAAAGAAATCAACAAGATGAACTTGATTATGAAATTCGTGAAATTGTAGATAAACACATGAAAGAAGGTGAAGCTCAATGGTATGCTGTTGATACTTTCTGGGATTGTGATGAAAGTCCTTTCGGGTGGTGTGCATATCATAATATGATTGACCCTGTTCATGATAACTGTATATATTGTCATCAACCACAAGAAAGAAAATAATGAAACTAAAAGTAATAGAATCTTTAGTTCAATGTGGTTATGTAGTAGGTTATAACGCTGCACATAAATTTCCTGAATTTGTTCCTAAGTCTTACGCTAGAAATACACGTAAAGAAGCTCAAGATTTATGTGATAAATGGGAAGAAGATATTGAAAATGGGTTAATCCCAAATTATGAATTATTATAAAGGTAAATAAAAATGTCAAAAATGAGAGCAAAAATGCGCGTATCATCAGTTGAAGAAAATGGTGAAGGTGAAACGTTAAACTTTAGTGCAGTATGTAAAGATGAAGCTTATGGTGAAGGTGGTTTAGATGAAAATAATACTTTTGCTAAATTCACTCCAACAGCAAATCTAAGTATGTATGTTAACAATCCTGCTTTAAAAGGTAAGTTTAAAGTTGGTGAAGAATACTACTTAGATTTTACAGAAGCTAATTAATGCGATACTTATTATCAGAAGAAGAGTTTAACATTCTTAGATTAGCTAAAGCTGAACGTGAAAGTGAATACTATGATAAGATTCAAGACCTATGTACGTTAGCTGCTAAACATATACCTGTACCTAGACCTTGGATGGGTGAAGATGCTGTCGATGCTCCGTGGGGTTGTATCCTTGATGGTGATGGTGATATATGGATGGGATACTGTGATGATTGTCCATGTACCGAAGTTTGTCCTAATGACAATAAAAATTGGAGTCAATAATGAAAGAGTGCAGTTATCATCATTGGGATTTAGATGGTGTTGTTAGTAAAATTTTCCATGATAAAATTTATGGTAAAAAGTTTTCTAAAGCATCAGGTTATGGTAAGATTGATAAAATCTTAGGTGACCTTATTGCTAAAGGATTTCAAAGTATTACTTTTACAGACTTAGCTATCACTCCTGAACAAATGGAACGTGTTGTTAATAATTTTGAAGAAGTGCGATTCTTTGATCATCATCAGGTATCAGAAGAAACTTATGCTAAGTATAAAGATCATCCTAATGTAAAAGAAGCTGTGTTTACTCACAAGTTATCTGGTGCTGGTATTATGTTTATGGAATACCTAAAGAAAGGATTTGCTAGTACTGTAAAACAAGATAAAGAATTAGCGAAGCTTGCTATGTTAGGTGATGTATACGATTTATGGAAACAAGATAATCCATATTGGGATGAAGCTTTTAAACTTAATGATTTATTTTGGATTCTTGGTTTCTTTGATTTTGAAAAACGATTCATTAATGGTTTTGATGGATTCACAGATAGAGAAGAAAAGTTAATTGAAGATAACTTAAAGAAGATAGAAGCTATACTTGATAAGTCTCCTATGGAAGAACTTGAAGGTAATGGTCTTATTATTATGCCTGCTGATCGCGGTACAGTATCACACTTAACGTTTATGCGACCTGATTACCATTTCTATTATATCATCTCTTATGATGAGCGTACTAATCTTTATAGTATATCAGCACGTACTCGTGATGAGTCTAAATTAGCTGTTGAACCTAACTTACATGAGAAGCTTGTGCAAGTTGTTGAAAGTAATGAATGGGTTACGAGCGCGGGTGGACATAAGTTCGCTGGTGGTGTATCATTTGTAGAGGGTATAAAAATATCTCAGATTATGGATATTATTAAAAATGAAATTCATCCACTTATGGATACAGAATTAATTGAGAAAAGATCTATAGCTTTAGGTAAATACGATAATGGTTATTCTTTAATACTAGAGAGACCTTTAGAAACTAATGATTATGGTGAAGCTCCACAATTTGCTGAAGTTGTTGGTGGTAAATTAGTTACACAATTAGGTATAACAGA